TTTGAAGGGGCTGTGGCGAAGCTTACGATGTTATCTGAAGTAAAAGTAAAGGAAGTGGAAACACCATCTACGAATGCAGTAACATCATCTGCTTCAAGATAGCTGTACGGAATAGTAAAGTCCGTGGTGCTTCCATCACCTGTGGATTCATAGATGGAGTTTGCCATTATGTTTTTCCTTAGTCTCTAACATTAGGGAATATGGTGTCATCACGGAGACCAGCTTTAGCCTCACCCTGACGTACCTTCCTGTTTGTAAATTCAGGCATCTTGCCTAGTTCTTGTAGAAGAAGGATTGCAGCGACCTGTCGTTGCTTTGCGATTACACTACGGACAACCTGACTGATTGCACCGTCCTGACTTGCAGTCCCATACATCTGGTCACCGTTAGACAAGATTGGGTATAGGATGTTTGTAATCCCACCGTTAGCTTCCCTGTAGATTTCGACATAGCGGTCATACAGGGTCTTATCTTCGCCAGGGTATGCTTCTGTTCTCAGGTCTCGGTTACCAAAGAAATTAGGAACACGAGCTGGTATCTCGAAGGCTGAATCTGTTGCAATAGCAATCAGCTCCATCTTCCGCAGAACAAAGAGGTCTCTTTCCGACTTACCCTTACGACGGTCTTCTTCATCTGTAATGAATATACCGTGAAGACTGTTGGTAGGAGCTTCGATTGGCCTTGCGTTACCTAAGATGTCGTATTGGTTAGACACAGGGGTAAAACCTAAGTCCATACGAGCCTCGAGGTGCTGTAGGAAGCCTACGGGGTTCTTCAGAGTAGGAGTGTCATCAAAGAATGCATTCTTGGTCTTGTAAATCATGTTAGGGAATGCAAGCTGGGTCTTCTGCCCCATAAACTTGAGAACGTCCCGATACCATGCATCTTCTTTACCAAATGACTGTATTAAGCCACTGGCTTGATCTAAACCTTCCATAAGGCTTGCATCTTTGATTGCATTGAACAGTGAGCCTACACCGACGTACAGACGGTCTCGGATCAGCCCCAGCTCATCTTCTACATACTCGCCTTGACGACGACGATACTCTACCTCTTCATATCTCTCAAAGGCATTTACCATAATCTTAATGGGTGTCGAGAACGGGTCGTAGTTTTTGAAGCTAAGTGTAGTTCCATCGTCAAACTTGATGGTGTATGGCTGTTGCCTGTCAGTGTCTTCCTGCATCTTACGACGCTTATAGTCACCTGTACCAGCACCAGTAATGCTACCCTGAGCATACTGCATCATGACGTACCCAGCGATACCATATGACAACAAGGCTTCACCTTGCGCCCGTACCTGACGAGCTGTACCGTTTGCACCACGCAAGTCTTGGATATACTTAGGAGCAATCAACTGAATACCAGGTGTCATCCTGATACCTTCTTCAAATACACGGACTGGTGTACGGAAGAAGAGCTGACCTATAATCTTCATCCACGGGTTATCACGGACAAACTGCTCATACTTCTGAGCTGTCTGTGATGCCGTACCGTCTCCAGAGAACTGACGCTTGAACAGGAGGTCTTCTGTGTATGACCGTCCTTCCTTGTTCTTAGCGTTCCTGAAGATGCTATCCTTACCCTTAGCTTGTCTGTCCTTATCCTTCTTGAACTCATCAGCTACAAACTTCTTAGCTTGCTTAGGGTTCATCCCCCGAGCTTCGGCCTGTTCTAAAAGGTTTTGCTTGATCTGAACTTCATCAAGATTTTCGTAGGCGTTTAGGATAACCTTATCTACTTCCTCTTGGATGTAATCTTCTAAGGCTTTTCCTTTCTTAGGACGTTTTAGGCTTTTATTATGTAGAATAGCGTTAGCAATCGCTTGGCCTTCTACATATCCACGATAGTTAATCTGTTGGAAAAACTCATCGGTCATATTGAGAATATTAGGAAAAAGGCGAATGACTGACCCTACTGGTACATACTTTTTGAAACGCTGAGGGATAACATTGTGGTTTTCCATAAACCTACTGTAGTCGCCTGTTAGCATCCCACGCTCATATTTATAAGCAGCAATGGCAGCTTTTGCCGCACCCTCACGCATCCTCCACATAGCCGAGTATGTACCAGTCATCTTACGAAAACCTGAACTGGCGTAATCGCCCTCAACTACGAAATTCAAGAATGGCTTATATGCAGTCTTAACAAGAGAGGGAAGTGTGTTAACCACAATCGTAGAAGTCGTAAACACAGTGCCAATAACAAACTCATTCACACCTTCGACAGTGCGACGGAATGATGCTTTTGCCTTGTACCCAATACCTGGGTTTTGTGCGTCCATCTTCTGCTTCAACAGTTCACGACGTTCTGCTGACAACTTAGCGGCTTTCTCGATACGGTTCTTTTTCAAAGCCCGTTCAATTTCACCGTTCAGACGTTTGATGTCTGTATCCTTTGACAACAGTTCACGTTGCTTATCAACCATAGCCAGCCATTCACGGTCAGCTACTTCCTGTGTGACATTATCCCTTACTTTGATATCTTCAGGTAACAGGTTTAGCAGTTCACCACGATAGATGTTTTCCCGTCTTGCACCTTGTGATCGGGCGTTAGTAGAACGAAAGCCCTCATCGAGTATATTAAGCTTACGGAAGAGGTCTTCAAGCTCCTCTCGGGCTGCACCTAGTTCAACCGCAGCGTCCTCTGACAGGTCACCCTCTTGGCGACGTATAACATCATCCAGCTCTTCTACAAGGTCTGACATGGTACGCTGTACAGAAATACCTAGAGCATTAAACTCAGCCTGAGTAAGTTGCATACCCAGTATCTGTTGAGTCAGTGAGTTTGTATCCAGACTACCATCAGTATTATGGACTACCTTACCTAAGACACTTGTTAGCATATCTGTAGCGTCTTTGATTAACTTACGCTTCTGTACGCCAGTCTCAGGGTCTACAGCAACAAACCCATCCTTAGTTGTCTTCTCGACAGCCTCACGGATTTTTAGGATAGCTGAAGTGACACCTAGCTTAGGCTCTGATGCACCTTCCTGCTCAACCCGAGTTACTAGCTTTGCGCCAGCCTCGTTGATATCTTTAGTTGCCCCGTCGGCTGGTGTAGCGTCGTCTGCTGTCTTAGCTGCACCTTTAGAAGTCTTACGTTTCTTAGGTTTAGCTCCTAGAAGCTTTTGTGCCTGATTTATAGCAGGGGTAGCGGCTAGACCAATCGTACCAGCAGTCGCTGCGCTAAGGGCAGAAGACTTCAGTGTACGTCCTAAGTCGATATCCTCACCTGTTACAGAGGTCTCAATGACCTGACGGTTGATATCATCAACAGCACCATAGATAGCCCCCTCAGTGGCGGCAATAACAGTGTTACGCATACCGCCCTTCAGTAGAGCTTTGAGACCTTCCTTACCAAGCTGTTTACCAGCAAAGCTTGCTCCAGTACCAATACCAAAAGACGCTAGTCCAGCGTAAGTTGTAGGATCGGTAGCTACGCCTTTCACAAAACGCCAAGTCCCGTCCCATGAGATATTTTTATCATCATAGGCTTCCATTAGGTATAGGAAGGATGCTCTTGTATTATCGTCTGCTCGAGAGATAATAGAGGCATCTACAGTCATCTTAGGTAGGTTGTAGTTAAACCAGCCCATAGTATCTAAGGCGTAGTCTGCCAGCTCTTGATCTGACCCATCAAAGTCTCGACCATTGTGATTGAACCGATATACGTTACGAGCTGCCATCAAGAAGTCATCGTCTTCTACAAGGGTATCCTCGGTGGTATCTTCTTCGCCAGCCTCAAACCGTGCAGTGAATGCTTCTTGTCCTCCAGCAATCGCTTGAGAGACATTGGTTGGGGCTGGGGTTGTGGAAGATGCTGTTGTGTTCGGTGTTGTTGGAGAAGTGGTAGACTGAGGAGCGTTTAACCTTTGTGCAGCTTCTCGGTCAGCCTTTATCTTTTCTTGCTTCTTACGAATCTCCTCCAGCTCATCACTAGACGGATTCCAAGTGGGTAGATCATCGACGCCCATGTTTTACCTCGTTTGAATAAGTCTATTTGGAGTGATTTCCTTGAACTCTGCATCAGGATTGATAGCCTCGACTTCAGCCGCTTCAGCAGGGCTAATGACAGGGTAGATAACCCCTGATTCAGGGTCTCTATACTCATTACTAGTGTTTCGTAGTTTTTCTGTTTGCTCTTTCAGTTGGTAAGCAGCAGATGCTGTAGTCTGGTTTCTAAAGCTCTCGACATATTTTTCGACTTTTGCAACAACAAGCTCACGGATTTCCTTTAGCTGTCTTTTAGTAAGCTTTTCATTTCCGTTTTCTTCCCTGTAAATCTCTACAAGCTCAGAAAACTCGTCTTTTGCTAATGTCTTACCTCGTGCATAGAATGTGCTATCTTGGTTTAATAGCCCACCAGCCATACCATATTGACCGTCCAGTAAAGCTACGTTTCTAATTTCAGCAAGCGCACCTTCTACTTGGGTTTCGAACCGCTTATGTTCATTAGAGTTTTTAACATCAGTAATATAGTAAGCTGACTGTGTAGCCTCGATAAGAGCAGGGACATCGTCAGGATGAATATCAGGCTGTGTAGATGCCCACCTGATGATTGCTTCTG